AAGCAGCAAAACAGGACTTTGCGCGTCTTAAAAAGACAGGTAGTCGGCAAGACGCAGCAAGGGTTTTTGAACGATTCTTGTAATTTGGAGTAATCATGTCAGTTCCTTCAGGTACCTTTCAGACCTTCACCGCTATCGGTCAGCGTGAAGATCTAACCGATGTTATCTACAACATCAGCCCGACCGAGACCCCTATCCTTTCGTCGCTTGCTCGCACGAAAGCTACCGCTGTTTATCACGAGTGGCAGACGGATACCCTGGCAGCAGCAACCACCAACAACGCACAGGTTGAAGGTGACGACGCTACGGCGGCAACCATCAGCCCGACGACTCGTCTCGGTAACTACACACAGATCGTTGCTAAGACGATCCAGGTGTCAGGCACGATGATGGCCGTTGATCTTGCAGGACGTCGCGCAGAGAAGGCTTATCAACTCTCGAAGGCTTCACAAGAGCTCAAGCGTGACCAAGAGACGATCCTTGCTGCTAACCAAGGTCGCAGTGCTGGCAACTCGTCCACGGCTCGCAAGTTGGGTTCGCTTTTGTCTTGGCTCAAGACTAACTCGAACTACAACACCACTGACGGTGCTAACCCCACCACCATCGGTGTTTCGACTCGTTCGGATGGCACGACTCGCACCTTCACCGAGGCAATCCTTAAGGATGGCGTTCAGCAGGTTTACACCTCTGGCGGCAGCCCCAAGATCCTCGTGGTCGGCCCTGCACTCAAGCAGACCGTTTCGGCCTTTGCTGGTATCGCAGCACAACGCTACATGGCTCCTTCTGACGCGCCGACGACCATCATCGGCGCAGCAGATGTGTACCTGAGCGACTTCGGTTCGATCTCTGTAGTGCCAGATCGTTTCGTTCGCAGCCGTGATGCGTTCATCCTTGATCCGGAATATGCAGCGATTGGTTATCTGCGTCCCTTCCAGACCAATGAGCTTGCCAAGACTGGCGACTCCGAGAAAACTCAGATCCTTGCTGAGTTCACGATGGAGATGCGTAACGAGGCTGCCCACGGTATCCTGGCTGACCTCAAGACAGCGTAACAAAAACTGTGGTAAAAAAGAGGGAGGCGTAACAACCTCCCTTTTTTTATGCTCAAAACTAAATTTCATGCAACCGACGACCAGTATGTCTTTGAGAGGACTCAGGACATCACGGATATTGTCGAGCAGAACAAGGCACTCTACAACGCGACAGACGAGCGTGAGCGTTGGGGTGAGTGGACACGTTACGCTCAACTGCCTTTCGCGGTGGTTGACGATCTAAACAGGCAAGGGATCATGCGAGGCTTTGCCGTCGCAGACGAGAAAAAATTCAGGGCGTGGATGAACGACCCAGAGAACAGACACTTTAGAACTAGACCAGGGAAAGTATGAAGATAGCCTTTTGTGTCCCATGTCGGGACACGATGATGACGGGGACATCCTTCGATATGGCTCGATTGGCTGCGTACGATGGGGCCAATAGATGCGCGTTAACAGGAGGTTCTTTCCTCTTGTATACCGCACCAGGAACGCTCATATTCAGTCAAAGAGAGTCTCTAGCCAAAGAAGCGTTAGCGGATGGTGCTGAGTACATCCTCTGGGTGGACTCGGACATGAGATTCCCCAAGAATACGTTAGAGAGACTGTTAGCCCACGGCGAAAAGATTGTCGGGGTCAATGCAGTCACGAGACGTAAACCAGTTTTGCCGACTGCTATTAACTTCCATCAAGATAAAGAGATCTTTGAGAAGATTGAGAGTCGCGGCAAGAAGGGTATCGAGGAGGTGACTGCTGTAGGTTTTGGGGTTGTGCTAACCCATAAGTCTGTGTTTGAGGCTATGCCGCAACCGTGGTTTGATGTAGTATGGGGGGCGGGTGGTCTAATTGGCGAAGATGTGCATTTTTGCGTGAAAGCCCTAGATCACGGGATTAAGACTTTCGTGGATCACGAATTGAGCCTCGAAATAGGACACATCGGGACGCACGAATACCGATGGAGCGATGTCGAATATGGCCCTAAACAGTTACGGCAATCTACAGACAACGATAGCTAATTATCTCTCACGAGATGATCTTACTTCCGCGATCCCTGACTTCATCCAACTCGCAGAGATTCGACTCCGTAGAGATCTACGCCTGCGCGAAATGCTTACGCAAGCATCGATCACGGCGACAGGTGGAGTCTCGACAATTAGCCTCCCTAGCGACTTCCTGCAAGCAAGGGATGTGTACGTTGACTCTGACCCCGATTTCCCAGTTACGTTCACAACGCCGAGCATCTTTATTCGGAACGGTCGGACGAACCAAAGTGGTGTACCAGCTTTCTACACGATCATCGGGTCATCGATTCAGTTTGCCCCAATTCCTGACAGCAATTACGACATCAAGATTCTCTACTACGCAGCCCCTGCGTTTTTATCTACGGCAGCCCCGACAAATCTCTGGATTACGACCTGTCCGGATGCACTCCTCTACGGGTCACTGGGCGAGGCTGAACCTTATCTCATGAACGATCCCAGGCTACAGACCTGGGGTGCGCTTTATGATCGTGCGATTGCCGCATTAACCCGATCCGACGAAGAGAGTCAGTATTCGGGTGTGCCTCTAGCCATGACACTTGCCAAGCGATGAGAGTTAACTTTGGTGAGTGGTTGCCGGATCAACCAGGGGTAGCAGGAGCCCTTGTTGATGCCAAGAACGTCATACCCCAACAGGTGGGTTATGGCCCTTTATCTTCGCCTAGTGAGTGGAGCAATGCGGCTTCAGAAACGCTTAATTCGGTTGCTGCTGCGGCTGCTCCGGACGAGGCGGTAACGGTCTTTGCTGGCGGTGATACGAAGTTATTCAAGCTAGGCACAAACCTAAACCTTACGGATGTTTCTAAGTCTGGTGGATATACAACACCATCAGATCAGAAGTGGCGTTTTACTCAGTTTGGCAATCGAGTGATCGCGGCCAACGGAGGCGACAGGCTTCAAGGTTATCTCATGGGTTCGTCTACCCTATTTGCAGACCTTGGTGCTGCTGCACCTAAGTCTAGGTACGTCACAACGGTCAGGGACTTTGTTGTTGCAGGCTTTAACAACGGTTCAACGGTCTACCCTAATCGCGTGGAATGGTGCGCGTTAGGAGACGAGACAAGCTGGACTCCTGCCGCAACGACACAAGCAGACTACCAGGACATACCTGATGGTGGACACGTCAAGGGTCTGACGGGTGGTGAGTACGGCATCGTGTTTATGGATCGTGCGGTTGTCCGTATGTCATACGTTGGAAGCCCTCTTGTATTCCAATTCGACACGATCTCTAGGGGTCTTGGGTGTATGGAGCCCAACTCGATCATCCAGTACGCAGGTATGTCGTTCTTTTTGTCTGATGACGGGTTTTACAGGTGCAATGGTCAAGCGGTCGAGTCCATCTCTGTCGAGAAGGTGGATAGATGGTTCTTCAATAACGTCGATATATCGCAACTTTCCTCGATGTCTGCCGCGGTAGACCCGCTTAAGAACCTCGTAATCTGGGCGTTTAAGACGGTCGATCAGTCAACTTTCGTCTTAATCTACAACTTTAACCTCAATAAATGGTCTTACGGTGAGGTGAATGTAGACACAATAGCCTCATCTACCGCAATCACGACAACTTCCTCGTCTGGCCTTACCTTAGAGCAACTGGATGCTTACGGAAGCCTTGAGACGCTCCCTGCAAGCCTTGATTCCTTTGGGTATACGGTTACATCCACCCTCCTGACGGGTACGCTAGGGACCAAGATCGTTGCCTTTTCGGGCTCCAACCTGACAGCAAACATCGTCACACCTGATCTCTCGCTCAACGACACGCCAAGCGTTATTACCTTGGTTAGGCCGGTTATTGATGGCGGTTCTTGCTCGGTTCAGATCAACTCAAGGCGCAGACTCAACCAACAGACCGACTTTACCGGCTCGACCTACTCGGCTAATGATGATAATCGGATTGGATTAAGGTCTGCCGGAACCTATCACAGGTTAAAAACCATTCCTTCCGGTGTCTGGTCATCTGCTGTAGGTTTGGATGTCACGATTGTCCCGCAGGGCTTGAGATGATCTTCCGTACGCTACCTCCGTTTGGTGGCGATCAACGCGCTGTTGCAGAGATTGTCCGCGGCATCATGGACGGTAAGACCAACAACACGGGAACGGTGACGTTAGCCACAGGAAACGCGACTACAACCACGATCACAGACGCTAGGATAGGAGTGGAAAGCAAGATCATCCTTGTCCCTTACTCTGCTGCCGCTTATGCTGACTCGATCCCCTACGGCTCGTTTTTCGACGTTAACGACCAATCTGCCGCAAGCACAACAACGGCTTATGCAATCACGTTTTCCAATACCGACCTGTCCAATAACGTCTACCTGTCGAACTCATCGAGGATCAATGTAAGGGCGGCTGGCAAATACAACTTCCAATTCTCTGTCCAGTTGGCAAACGATGACTCGCAGATCCAAGACGTAGACATCTGGGTCAGGAAGAACGGTACTGACATTGCCGATAGCAACTCTAAGTTTTCTATCGACTCAAAGCATGGGTCAGTTAAGGGTCATGTTATTGCTGCGCTCAATCTATTTATAGACCTGGCGGCTAACGACTACATCGAGTTAATGTGGGCAACAACCTCAACGTTGGTCATCATCGAGCATATCCCCACTCAGACGAGTCCTACGCGACCTGCGACTCCTTCGGTGATTGCCACGATGCAATTTGTGGGCGGGTTTTCTAACGGCGGGGTTTACATCTCTTCGGTTACGAACGGGTCCGCGACGATTACGCATTTTCCAAATGCAACCTCTGACAAAACTTACGGCTATGTGGTGGTCGGATGAATGTGCAATATATCAAGCCAGATGAACTCAGAAAGGTCTGGCAGTACATCAAGCCAGGGCTTGAGGTTGTTCTCAAGAAGAGTCCAGAAGCATGGATACCGGAGGACATCTATTCTGACTGCTTTAACCAGCGATCAATGCTTTGGGCTTTTGTTGAGGACAACACTGTTGTTGGCTTTGTTGTTTTGCAGCCTATGGGCGATAATTTGCATGTTTGGGTTGCTTATGGCAAGGGAGATTTTGATGCAGGCATGGATCATGTTCTCCGCATTGCGAGAGATGGTGGCGCGAAAACTATCAGCTTTGATTCTTGGCGTAAAGGTTGGGATAAAAAAGCTAAGGCGTTAGGTTTTAGACCCAGGAAATGGGTGAGAGAGGTTTGATATGGCTGGCGGTTCAACAAACACAGTAACCAGGACAGAACTTGATCCTACGATGCGTCCGTATGTTCAGTACGGATTAAGCGAGGCTCAACGTCTCTACCAGGCTGGCGCTCCCCAATACTTTACAGGCCAAACGTACATAGGACCGTCTCAGCAGACGCAATCTGCTTTGTCGGCCATGCAGTCTCGTGCCATGCAGGGCAATCCGCTTGTACCTTTGGCGCAACAACAACTTGCACAAACCATCTCTGGTACGCAGGCGCAGGGTTTCGGTCAGTCAATTTCACCTTACTTTGCCTCAACGCTTTCTGGTCAGAAGGCCGAGGCTTTAGGTGCTGCTGTTAGCCCTTATTTATCTCAAACGCTTTCTGGTGAGCAAGCTCAAGCATTGGGTTTGGCCGCAAGTCCTGAGTTGGCAAAAGCCATAAGCGGGGCTTATCTTGGCGCTAATCCATACTACTCATCGGCGCTACAACCTGGTTTCCAGGCAGCGACAACCGCTTATCAAGATGCAATTAACCAAATGCGATCAAGAGCGTCTGCTGCTGGGCGATACGGGCCAAACGAGGCTCTTATGTCCCAAGAGCAAAGGGCGCAAGGTGCTTTGGCTAACGCTTTAACGGCTCAGGCTGGTCAGCTTGGTTATCAGGGTTATGAGGCAGAGCGTGCTAGGCAACAACAAGCCCTTGGCCTGGGTCTTAATCTTTATGAGTCGGAAAAGGCTAGGCAGCAAGCCGCAGCGCAAATGGGAACTCAGTTATACGAGGCAGAAAAAGCAAGGCAACAAGCTGCTGCTCAGACAGGTGCTCAGTTGTATTCTCAGGAAAGGGGTTTGCAACAAGCGGCGATTGGTGCTGCCCCAGGTTTAGCCGCTCAGGACTACACGGACATCGCTCAACTTGCACAAGTCGGCCAAGCCTCGGAGGCTTACCAACAAGCTGCCCTGCAAGATGCAATCCAGAGGTTTAACTACCAACAACAGGCTCCCTACGCTGCGCTGCAATCCTTCTTATCGTCATCGTTTGGCGCTCCACAGGGTATGCAGACCGTACAGCCTAGTTACTCCAATCCGCTTGCTGGCATCTTAGGCACAGCCCTCGCAGGAAAGGCATTGTTAGCATGAGCGGCGCTGAGCCAATTATTGCGGCTGAGGTTATTGGAGCGGCAACAGCGGCTGAGGGCGCAGCGGCAGCGGCTGCAACAGCAGCAGAAGCGGCGGCAGCGGCTAGTGCGGCACAAACAGCGGCAGCAGCAACAGGAGCGTCTAATCCGTTCTTGTCGGCAGCTTATGGCTCCCTGCCTGGTATGACGATGGGCTCTCAACAAGCGGCTATGCTCGCAGCGCAAACAGGTGAGTTTGGCCTGCCTGGGTTAATGGCAACGGGTCAGTCCGCAACATCTGCCGGTGCTGGTGGTCCACTAGCCAAGGCTTTGTTTTCGTCTGGAACGCCAGCGACCGCAAGGATGGGTATGCAGGGATTAAGTCTCATGCAACAGTCTGCTCCACAGGCTCCACCTCCACCAGGCATAAAGCGAGGCCAGCAGGTACAGGTAGCAGACTTTGGCTCCTTGATGGCCCAACCCGTACAGCGCAAGCGTATATCTTTGCTGTGAGGATGTGATGGAAGAATACTTAGCTCGATTGTTTGGAAGCCAACCCTCTTACATGGGGCAACTCATGGGGGCAGAGGACGCTGAGAGGCTTCGCAGAGAGGCGCAGAACCAAGGCTTGTTAGGCGCTGGTATCGGGCTGCTCATGGCTTCTGGACCGTCAGCGCAGAAACAGAATATCGGCCAGATCATCGGCCAGGGTCTGATGGCAGGCCAGCAAGCCTATCGCGGTGCTATGCAGCAAGCGGTGCAGGACAGGATGATGGGATTGCAGTTGGAAGAGGCTGCGAAAAAACGCCAGCGCGAAGAGGCTTTTAATAGGATGCTAATGGGTCCAACAGCAGAACAACAAACCGCTATTGCTGGAAGGGCGATGGGCACAGAAGGACCGACCGTTGCGGCGGCAGATAGACTGCAAGCCATGCAAAAGCAAGCAACTCCATTCGGATCGTTGAGTGCTGAACAGCTAGCCATTGCAAGGATTATGGGACCAGAGGCTGGCTCAAAGTTTTTAGGCGAGCAGCTCAAAGAAAAGTTTTCAACTACGCCGACGACCGTAATGATTGACGGTAGGCCAACGCTTGTGCAATTTAGTGAAACAGGCGCAATGAAAACGGTCAACGCTTCGCCTTTGCCAAACGAAGAGCAGGTCGATCAAGGCGATCGCATTGTTTTTAGAGATAAAACGACCGGAACAATTACCGGAGAGATCAAGAAAAACATACCTCCAGCAGAAGCCAAGAGAATCATGCTTGATGAGCAAAGGCTTCAACTTGAAAACCGAAGAGTTGCTATGGAAGGTCAGCGCGTTGGCATGGAAGGCCAGCGACTTAATCTTGCTAAAGGCGAATTTGAACGAGGCGCGTATAGGGTTGTTGATACACCAAACGGGCAGATGTATGTTTCTTCCATTCCTGGTATGCCTGCCATTCCAATAACCGACCAAACAGGTCAGCCTGTCATGGGTGCGGCAAGCAAGATGCCGGAGGCTCAGGCCAAACAGGTCATTGGCGCTCAAAACACAGTCAATGCCATCAATGAGTTTAGAAAATCGCTTTCAGGATTTACGACCACTGATGCTGCGAATCCTGCCAAACGCGCAGATATACAACTTAAGTATCGCAATATGCAGTTACAAGCTAAAGAGGCTTATAACTTAGGTGTTCTTAACGGACCTGACTTGGCGATCATCGAGCAGTTAGTACAAGATCCAACAACCGTCACGGGTATCTTTACCGGCAAAAAAGCTATTGATAAACAAGCGTCTGAATTGTCACGGATCATTACCGATATGGGTAATGTTGCGGCAAAAAGGCCTAAGGATGTTGAAGGCGCAAAGCCAGAGCCACCAAAAGAAACGCCTAAATCAGATGCCGCGACAGATCTTATGAAAGCGGCGCAGGAAGAAATTCAAAAAAGACTTAGAGCGCGAGGCCAATAATGGACTTAAGCAAGCTGTCAGACAAAGACCTAGAGGCGATTGCCTCTGGGGATATGTCAAAGGTTTCTGATGAGGGTTTGCGAACAATCGTCGTATCCGGCCAAATGAAGGCAATTAAAAAGCCTATTGATGAAATGCTTGCTCAAGCAGAACGCAAGCCAGAGGTGTCGCCTGGTGGTGTTGCAAGGCAGTTAGGTTTAACCACAAGGGCTGCGATTACTGGATTAACGGCATTACCAACAATGATTGCTGACCCTATCACGGGTCTCATGAATGTTGTTGCAGGACGGCAGGTTGCCGCGCCTCCTAGCGAAACCATACAAAACCTTCTAAATAAAATCCTCCCTCAACCACAGACAGCGCAAGAGCGTGTCTCTCAAGACTTGGCATCTGCTTTGGTTGGCACTGGCGGCGCTGTTCAGCTTGCCAAAAATGTTGAGCGCGTAGCAAAAAGCCCTGTAACGCGGGAGGTTGCCGCAACCTTAGCGAGAGACCCAAGGGCGCAAGGTATTGCCACGCTAGGAGGCGCTGGAGCCTCCAGCCTAGCAAGAGAAGAAGGGTTGCCTCCGATTGCACAAGCAGGCTTGGGGATCGTTGGCTCGATGACTCCTTCTGGCGCTCCGGCTGTTGCTAGGTCTGGCGCTCAGATTGCAAAAAGCGTAGTGCAGCCGTTTACGCAAGAAGGCCGAGAGGTAATGGTTGGCAACGTCCTCAACCGATTTGCCACGATACCTGAGTCTGCCGCTGCAAGGGCTATGGCCGCACCAGAGTACATACCTGGCTCCATGCCGACACTTGCTGAGGCCGCTAGAGACCCTGGCTTACTTGGTCTGCAAACACCTGTCGCTAAGATTTTAGATGTTCAAAACTTACTTGGTCAGCGTGTGGCGCAGCAAAACCTTGCTCGATCACAAGCATTTCAGGCTGAGTCTGGTGTTGGGCCAGAGGTTATTAAGTCGTTAGAAAAGATCAGAAAACAAACCACAAAGCCAATGCGAGAAGAGGCTTTCTTCGCTCAAAAAGAGTTTGGGCCTATGTCTTATGACGCGCTCAATCCTGTAAGGTCAGCCATGAACAATATTGTTCGCGGTGAAACCGGCGGGTCCAAGCCAGTTCGAGATGCGATGAAGTTTGTGCAGGGTTTGATTAAAGACGTTGAGGAAGTTCCGGTAACGCCAGAACGAATTTACGGCATACGCAAAGACATCAATCAAGCCATAGAAGGCAAGTTCGACAAAGAAGATTTCAGGCTAAGGCTTGCTGCTCAGGAACTTGGGCAGATCAGGTCTGTGATCGACGATGTTATTGAGCAGAGCGCACCTGGGTTCAAAAATTACCTCTCTGAATACCGCAGGCAGTCTGTTCCAATTAGCCAAAAACAACTTTTGCAAAAGATAGAAGAGAAATCTACGGTTGCGGCTAGAGACATCACAAGTGCAGAAAATGCCATTCCAATCTTTAGCCAAGCGAAGTTAAGAAGCCAGTTAACCAATAGGGCGCAAGAGATTGGTCGAACCCTAAACCAAAGTCAGTCCACCATGCTTGATAACTTGATTAAGGATTTGGACAGAACATCGTCGCTAACATCTGCGGTAGCGCAACGTCCAGGCTCAGACACATTCAAAAACTTCTCGACTGCCAATTTGATTGGCTCGATGTTCTCTGATGTGCTTGCGGATACCGCAACGGTCAAATCTCTGGCGATGCCTCTTAATTTTTTATACAAGATTCCTGATGAGCGTGTTGGTCAGTTACTTGTCGAAGCCATGCTAGATCCGAAATTAGCTTCGCTAATGATGCAAAAAGCATCTAAAATGACGGTTGAGCCTGTTTCTAAGGCGTTACGGAAAAAAGCTGAGGATCTAGGCTTTGCGCCGTTGATTTCAGGGATGCAAGCGGAGTAATCATGGCAAAAACAAAGATTTCCGAGTTCTCCTCAACTCCAGGTAACAACACCGATATTGATGGCATTGACATTGCCGAGGGCTGCGCTCCCAGTAACATCAATAACGCGATTCGTGAGCTTATGTCACAGCTCAAGAATCAGCAGGCCGGATTAGATGGCGACACCTTTACGACCAATGACGTTCTCACGGTCTCAGGTGTAACGGCTAACGCAGGCCGCGTAAGGCTTGGTGAAGATGCAGACAACGGCACAAGCTACACAGAACTCAGATCTGCCGCGTCTCTTGCCTCTAACGTCACTTTCGTTCTTCCCTCTGCTGATGGTTCAGCTTCGTCTCTAGTCCAGACAGACGGTTCAGGAAACCTATCCTTCCAAGCCTCGACAGGAACAGGAAACATCGTCCGCGCATCTTCTCCTGCGCTCACAACCCCAGACCTCGGCACACCTTCTGCGGTTAACCTTTCTAACGCCACCAATCTACCGATCTCAAGCATTGCAAGCCTTGGGTCTGGTGTTGCTTCTGCGCTCGCGGTCAATGTTGGCTCATCGGGTGCGTTTACGACCTTTAACGGCGCGATGGGAACACCATCGAGCATTACACTCACCAATGCCTCTGGGATGCCTCTATCGGGCGTTACAGGGCTAGGAACTGACGTTGCAACGGCTTTGGGTGTTGCGGTAGGTTCATCTGGCGCTTTTGTCACTACGTCAGGATCAGGCGCTTCTGGTAGTTGGAACATCAACGCAGCAACCGTAACCAACGGTGTTTATACCAATGGTTCTTATGCTGACCCTGCGTGGATTACATCTCTAGCGGCTACAAAACTAACAGGGTCTATTCCGATCTCTGCTGGAGGCACAGGACAAAGCTCAAAAGACGCAGCGTTTAATGCTCTGGCCCCAACAACCACAAAAGGCGACATCATTGCTAACTCAGGAACGACGAACATACGCGTTCCTGTAGGCACTGATGGGCAGATCCTTATTGCTGACTCAACACAGACAAGCGGTGTTAAGTGGGGGTCAGTAACAGGCGTAGGAACAGTCACATCGGTAGGTATTACGCCTCCTGCGTTCTTGACTGCAAGCTCTGCGATTACCTCCTCTGGAAACATCTCGCTTACCTACAACGGTACAGCGATTCCTGTTACGTCAGGTGGTACAGGACTTAACTCGTTAGGTGCTGCCCTTCAAGTTCTACGCGTTAACTCAGGTGGGACGGCTCTTGAGTTTGCAACGCTTCCGACAAGTGGTGATGTATCTGGCCCTGCTTCTTCGACAGACGCGCAGCTAGCGATCTTTGATGGCGGTACAGGGAAAGTCATTCGCGCAGCCACAACCACGGGTGTCTTAAAGGCGACCTCTGGCGTTGTAACTGCGGCTTCTGCTGGAACGGATTACATAGCCCCAGGTGGAGCATTAGGAACCCCTTCTTCTGGTACGTTAACCAATGTCACGGGTCTACCAATATCCACAGGCGTATCGGGATTAGGCACAAACGTAGCGACTGCACTCGGTGTAAGCGTAGGGTCTGCCGGAGCCTTTGTCCTTAACGGTGGTGCATTAGGAACCCCAACATCAGGAACCCTAACCAACGCCACAGGACTTCCTGTTTCTACGGGTATATCAGGACTAGGAACTAATGTAGCGTCTGCTCTAGCGGTCAACGTAGGTTCTTCTGGTGCTGTCGTTGTGAACGGTGGTGCGCTAGGCACACCTTCGTCTGGTACGCTAACCAACGCCACGGGATTACCTTTATCGACTGGTGTTACAGGAACACTGCCTGTAGCTAACGGAGGTACTGGGTTAACTGCGTTAGGTTCTGCCAATCAATACCTGAAGGTTAACTCTGGTGGTTCTGCGCTTGAGTTCGCGACCTTAACGGCAGGTGATGTCTCTGGCCCGTCAAGTTCGACAGACAACGCAATTGCTAGGTTTGACTCTACTACCGGCAAACTGCTTCAAAACTCAGCCGCAACAATCACAGACACCGGACAGGGCTCTTTTGTTGGCTACATGCAGGTTACGGCTAACACAGGAGCAGGAACTTCTGGATACCTTGAACTCCAGTCAGCAGACGCAGGGTCAGGCACAAAGACGCTACGTCTACAACCATCAAGTTCTGCATCTACCTCGACACAAACCTACACGTTCCCGACCTCTTACGGAACGAATGGGAATGTCCTTACGTCTGACGGGTCGGGTGGACTATCCTGGGGTGCTGCTGGTGGTAATCCTGCGGGATCAAGCACTCAGATTCAGTTTAATTCTTCTGGTGCGTTTGGTGCTTCTGCAAACCTTACTTGGGACGGTTCTAATGTCCAGTTAGGTGCTACAGGTGCGCTTCGTCTAGCGGATCTTGACTCAAGTAACTACATAGGCATCAAGGCTCCTGATACGGTAGCGTCTAACGTTACGTATACGCTTCCAAGTGCTGATGGCTCTAACGGTCAGGCACTAACAACAAACGGATCAGGAACGCTTGCTTGGACTTCGTTGTCTGCGACTCCTGGTGGATCTAACACTCAAATCCAGTTCAATAGCTCAGGGTCTTTTGGTGGCTCATCGAACCTAACCTGGGACGGTGTAAACGTCCAGCTAGGCGCAACTGGTGCTATGCGGTTTGCTGACACCGACTCTAGTAATTACATTGGTCTTAAGGCCCCTGGAACGGTTGCGGCTAACGTAACCTTTACATTACCTAACGCTGATGGTTCTAACGGGCAGTTCTTAAAGACTGACGGTTCCGGTGCGTTGTCTTGGGCTACGCCAGCGGGTGGCGGTGATGTAACCGGCCCTGGTACTTCGTATAACTCGTCTATTGCGGTATACAACGGCACATCCGGTACATCAATCACAAATTCTATTACCAGTAGTTATGCCTACTATGCGCTTACTTCGTATGGTGTTAGTGGTTACGACGCTTATCTTGCTAATGACGGAAGGATCGTTGCTGGTTACTCAATCAATGTTAAGCAAGCCAATGGTTCTGGCGGTGGATTAAAGCTAGATTACTTTGATGGTTCGTCTCATTCCGTAACTTTGCAAGCCCCGTCTTCTGGTGGCAATAGTGTTTTTGTTCTTCCAGCGGGAACCGGAACTAATGGTCAGGCGTTAGTAACAAACGGCTCAGGTGTTTTATCTTGGTCAACAATCACTGGGACAGGAACCGTTACATCAGTAGCCGTTTCTGGTGGTACTACGGGACTCACAACATCGGGTGGGCCAATTACCAGTTCAGGAACCATTACGCTTGCTGGTACATTAGCAGTTGCTAACGGCGGCACTGGTCAAACTAGCTACACAAACGGTCAATTGTTGATTGGTAATTCAACAGGCAATACGCTTACAAAAGCAACGCTTACCGCCGGTTCTGGCATTTCCATCACAAACGGAACGGGGTCTATAACCATTGCCGCGACGGGTGGTGGTGGCTTTAGCCCAGTAACAGCAGGAATGATCTTCGGATAGGAATAAACATGACAGCTCCAAACCTACTCTCACCGACAACCATCAACGGCAAGACCGTAACGGTTGACCTGTCATCAACGTCTGCAACGTCTATTCTTAGTAACGCTGCAAGTTCAGGCAAGGTCTTAAAAGTCAACTCGCTTTATGTTGCTAACGTAGACGGAACTAGCAACGCAGAGATTACGATTAACTTTTACTCTGCTGCTGCGCTAGGTGGTACGGCTACACAGATAGCATCTACAGTAGTTGTTCCTGCTGACTCTACCTTGGTGGTGATTGATAAAGACGCTTACATTTATCTTGAAGAAGATCGTTCACTAGGTGCTACAGCGGGAACGGCTAGTGATTTAAAAGTGGTTTGTTCTTACGAAGATATTAGCTAGGAGTCGCCATGCCCAGAGGTAACGGCGGGATAATCGGCCCCGCAAACATCCCGACATCATTGTCAGCGAAAGGTGTATGGTCTTTGGCGGAAGCGCAGTTAGCTAAAACTCAAGGTACATGGCCGCCAATTGGGATTGCTTTGACCGTCGAATACCTTGTTCTTGCGGGAGGTGCCGGAGGAAATACTAGCAACGGTGGTGGCGGTGGAGCTGGTGGATACCGAACAAACTTTACTTCTTCTGCTGGCACTCCATCGCCTAAAATATCTGGTGGTGGTGGGGCTATTGAGTCTGCTTTAACACTATATACAGCGCAGAATTATGCGATTACCGTGGGGGCTGGAGGTGCTACTTCTGGGACAACTGCAAGCCAAGGTAATAATTCTGTTTTTGCAACAATAACATCACTGGGCGGCGGCGTCCCTGGGAATAGAGCTGCAACACAGGCTGCTGCTATTGGAGGTTCCGGAGGCGGCGGGGCTTCAACAGCAAACGCAACCTACAACACAGGAGCCTCTGGAACATCTAATCAAGGGTATGCTGGCGGTAATGGGGCTGACCTCGGAAACTACAGGGGTGGTGGAGGCGGTGGTGCAGGCGGTGCTGGAGCTTCTTCTGCAACAAGCGGTAATGGCGGTCAGGGAGTTTACTCATCAATAACGGGTTCTGACGTACAGCGTGGTGGTGGCGGTGGCGCAGGCGCAAACAGTGGCGCAGGAACGGGCGGTGCTGGAGGTGGCGGCAATGGTGCTACAACTGGGTCAGCAACCTCTGGCACTGCAAACACAGGCGGTGGTGGAGGTAGTACAGGAGGTGGAACTGCTGGTGCTGGTGGGTCTGGGGTTGTCATCATAAGAATTCCAGACACCCGTACAGCAACATTTTCATCTGGGGTTGCTTATTCTGGTGGGTCTGCAAGTGGGGGGTACAAAACTTATACTGTCACGTCAACCTCATCAACTTCAGAAACAGTTTCATTTAGCTGAGGAAGGACATGGCGCATTTTGCAAAACTTAATGAAAACAATGTCGTTGTCTTTGTCACTGTAGGCCGCGATGAAGATCGTGAGGATGAATTGACTGCTCGCACTGGCGATGTTTATAAACAAACGAGTTATAACACTAGAGGCGGCATTCATTATCAAGCTGATGGGTCAGTTTCTTCTGACCAATCAAAAGCGTTTCGTAAGAACTACGCTGGGATTGGCTACACCTACCGCGCAGATATAGATGCGTTTGTGCCGCCTAAGCCTTTTGCTAGCTGGCTTCTTAACGCTGATGCACAGTGGGAAGCTCCCGTTTCTATGCCAACTGACGGTAAAATGTACTCATGGGATGAGGACACCACAAGTTGGATTGAGATATGACACCCGAACAGAAGTCAGACGTACTTGTTGAAGCTGCAAAGGCTGCTCCTCCAGTGGTAATTACAACGGCTGTGACCGTTGGTGGTCTGACTCTGAACGAATGGGTCGCTATTGCTACCCTGCTCTACATTGTGTTACAGTCCGGCTGGCTTGTCTGGAAATGGTTCCATGCCATAAAAGATAAGAAGAATGAAGCACAATCTTCCGATAGTTAAAGTAGTTTGGGAAGATGCCTGCCATGACACTCTGGGTTGGGGTGATAGCCCAGAGAAAGCCAAGGACTTTCAGGTTCCGCTTGTTGTCTCTATAGGATTTTTATTAGCAGAGACCAAGCAGGGCGTGAAAATTTGTCAGTCATTGACTGACGACGCAATTGCTCAGTCTTTGGTGATTCCTCGAAAGATGATCCAGAGCATCGAGCGAGGGGCTTGCAGGTGCGTAAGAAATCCGAAGATGAAGAGTTCATCAAAGTCTGGAAAGAGTTAGGCAGTCCATCACGCATTGCCGAGCGTCTAGGAATAGCCGTTAGAAATGTCTACGAACGACGGCGGACAATCGAGAAAACCCACAATATCCTACTGCCAACCAAAGACGGCCGTTTCACCATACCTGAGAATCGCAGGCGAGCAACCCTAGAAATTGAAGGCTATGTGCTTGTCTTTAGCGACGCTCACTTCATGCCTGGAGAACCCTCTGTGGGCTTCCAAGCCCTCCTAAAACTTATCAAGACCCTAAAGCCAAAAGCGGTCATTGCAAACGGCGACATCCTTGATGGCGGGACTATCTCCAAGTACGGCGCAATGGACTGGGAGCCTGTTACAAACCTTCGTGACGAACTAGAGGCAGTCCAGTGGCACATGGATCAGATCGTGAAGGCGTGTAAGGGTCTAGGAACCTTCCTGCATCGAACGACAGGCAACCATGACATCCGGTTCGACAAGCGGTTAGCAGGCGCAGTTCCTGAGTTTCGAGGCATTGCTGGAACATGTCTTAAAGATCATATTCCTGAGTGGTCTGTAAGTTGGTCGGTCATGGTTAATGACCTTTGTATGATTAAGCACAGGCTCCAACACGGCGGTATCCACTCAGGATATAACAACACGCTGAAAGCAGGGATCTCTACGGTCTCAGGGCACACCCATCTTTTAGAGGTTAAGGGCTGGGGCGACTATCGAGGAAGAAGGTACGGGGTCTCCACGGGAATGCTGGCCGATCCTGGCGGAAACCAGTTTGCTTACCTTGAAGATAATCCTGTCCCATGGTGTTCAGGGTTTGCTGTCTTGTGTTTCAGGGATGGTTTACTCTTGCCTCCTGAACTCGTCGAGGTTATTGAGGGCACTGCTTACTTTAGGGGTCAAGCTGTTGGCTAACTTTGAATCTGCTTACGACAAGATGATGGAGGACGAGGGGGGTTACGTTCTCCATGAGGTTAAAGGAGACCGAGGCGGTCAGACCTATGCGGGTATTGCTCGCAAGATGCACCCAAAGTGGGAGGGCTGGCAGCATATTGACTACCAGGAAACGCCTCCAACACAGTTAGTCCGAGACTTTTACAGAGAGAACTTCTGGGACAAGATCAAAGGCGACGATTTAACGCATGACGTTATAGCCTCGTCGATCTTTAACTTTGCTGTTAACGCTGGCGTTCCCGTGTCCATCAAACTTGCCCAGATATGCGTCAAAACGGCCCCAGACGGCGTTATCGGGCCCAAGACCATATCAGCACTCAACCAAGCCAATCCTGAGCTCTTCGTGGCTTATTACGCGCTTGCAAAACTCGCCCGTTATCGTGACATTGTGACGCGAGATAGAAGCCAACTTAAGTTCCTCCTTGGTTGGGTAAACAGGACGCTCAAGCTATGAATTTTCTCGGCATTGGCTCAGTCATTGAATCCGTTGGCAAGGTTGCTAGCGACCTGATAACGACCGACAAAGAGCGCATGGAGCTTGAGCTTGAGGCCAAGCGTATAGACCAAGCAATAGACCTCGGTCAAATGGAAGTGAACAAGGTCGAAGCCGCTAATCAGAATATGTTTGTTTCCGGTTGGAGACCTGCTATCGGTTGGGTTGGTGCTGGCGCAATGTTCTACCAGTTTCTTCTGTACCCTCTTTTGGTCTGGGCGTGGACTTGGATGCAGGCAGAACAGATCGTTCCGCAAGAGGTAAAGCCTCCTCCGATGCTGGATACCGACGCTCTATGGGTTATTTTGAGCGGGATGCTTGGGATTGCTGGCATGAGGAGTTTTGAAAAGAGTCGCGGTGTTGCGCGGTAACTTCGTCTCGCACCATTTGGCCGATCTTGTCCCCATGTATTTTGTCGATCTTCTCAATGATTGGAAGTCGTTTGTTCTTAGGTAGCTTCAAGATCATCTTTGCCCAGTCCTGAACGACAAACGGCAGAGCACTTTCGTACGCTGCCGTTATCTCCTCAACATCAGACGACTTAACTTGCTTGATGAGGTTGATCCACGATTCCACGGATCGACCACTCCCGAAAAGCCTTATGTTTTGCCATTGTGTCTGGGCACTCGGTTGACGGTGGAATCCATCCGCGTTCCCTCCAGATTTCCTCGACGGGTCTGAATTTTTCTGTCCTCGTCTGATTCTCGATTAACTCTTTCCAGTTGCTCATAATAAGCCTTTCGGGAACGGATAGACTGCATCAGCGTGAGGAGTCCCAGGCCTCGGTGCATTGAAAAACCTCCTTTTGTCTAACTCTGTAGGCTTCCAGAATGCTTCCGGAGCCTCAGACTTGATGATATGAATGATCCTCTCTAACACCGGAGAGTCATCAGAAATGTTTGCTGGTCTTTTAGCAAACGCCTTTTTTAGCATGGTTTGGTGGTGTACGCTTAACATTAGAACGGTACCTCGTCATCGTTAGTCTTAGTTGGTCTAGTTTCCCCGTCTTTCTGCTGAAACTTTAGGCCCAAATACTTTCCGTCGGAACCCTCGTTGATCCAGCCAGAGATCCAGTATTCGACATTGTTTATCATTGCTGAACCTCGGTAGTCTGGGTGCACATCCTTTTCCTTCTTCTTATTCTTGCTGATTGATCCTGTTAGTTCTTTTGGCATAGCTTTTCTTCCATTTGAGTAACTTCGTTGAGAAAGGCAACCAGATCAGCCTCGATCTTGGTTAACTCTTCCGGTTTTGGCTCGTAACGTACGATGAATAACTGTAGATGTTCAGGAAGCCTTGGATCGAACGAAACAAAGTCGCACCAAGTCCGTCCAGTGACGAGCATTTGAGTAAGCATTTGTGGCTTGTATTTAGCGGGAACCTCCTTAGATAAAAGATAGTCGACATGAGTGTTTGAGTTAGGGCACTTGATCTCGATCAGCCCTGACCCTGCAAACCCGTCAGGAGACGCTCCAAGCCACTTTATCGACTTGTGGGTATGAAACCCTGTCTGCTCGACGAAATGCCCTGTGTGAACCTCGTAGGCTGCTCTGGCGACAGGTTCTTGCTCTGTACCCCATTGCATAGCTGCATTCGTGAATGAATCGCTTTGCAAGCCCGTCAGACGCTCTGTAACGAGTTGAATCTGGTAGTTCCGGCGTGTAGCCGTACCCTGTTTCGCAAGCGCGTCTGAGGCTCTGCTAGCGGTTAGGTGGCCTAACCTTGCCTTGTACCAATCGTCAGATCTTTGTTCCATTTTGCACCTTTAACCATCCTCGTTCGATCATTGTTTGCATCGTGTTTATGTACGCTTGGTTCCAGAAGTCTCGACGTTCCTCACGAGACATGTCTTTCCCCTGATCCAAGTATGAGTGACAACGAAAGCATAGGGATGCTACTAAAGCATCAGAGACTTTGATTCCCATGCCTTTTCCTTGGTTTCGGTGGGCAGCGACCACAGTCCCATCCTCTGCAAAGCATGACCCGCAAGGGATGTATCTACAGGCCTCAAGCAGTTTTTTGTTTATGTACATTTATCTTCCTTAGATCAAGTTCAGCGTCCTTCATCTCATCCGTCCAGACCAAGCCCTTCTCTAATGCGTACTGTAAAAGTTGCTCCACCATGTCTGAGAACTCAGAGACCGTAAGCGAAGCAGTGGAAGGCTCGATCTCTTTTACCTGACCGCCAGGGAGTTCAACGACACGAGAAGGCAGAAACCTCGTCTTAGCCCACTCATGCCAGATGTCCTGGGTGTACTGCTGGCCCATTAACTGTTCAGCACAAGCTGTCAGGATCGACCAATAGAACCGATTCTGAGCCGCTGTGCGAGGAGGTTTGGAGATAGTTACCATGTAGCCTAGTTCCGTAGCTTCTATGGCCTCTATGACCCTCCTGCGGTCATTCTCAGTTGTTAGGATTAATCTCATTTCTTAGATACCAGTTGTAGTTTGCTCGAAAGGCTCGTCTTTCAAAGTCAGTAAACTTGTCGTGACGATCGGAGAACATAGCCTCGACCATGCGCCTCTTGAATTGTTTACTGTCAACGTCAAGCCACATTAGATAGTTATCGAGCCCTGACTCGTAAAGGTCTCCGAATAGAAACCGCATGGCTGTGATCGTGTCCTCTTGCGGACGGGTTTTGTAGGGTGCTTTGCAAGCATCATCGACTGCTAGTTGGATGACAGACCAGAGTAGTTTCTTGCAACGCTCGGTCTGGATTGAGTCCAGCAGCCCTTCTTCAAATGTGTGTAGGTTCATTTTCTTTTGTAGTAGTAAGCCCAGGCTTGCCTGTAGAGTTTTTCTTTTGTTACCAACTTGCGAGCCTCGAGTGCGCGAATCATCTTCAAGGCATTTTGTGGTGTGCAACCGAACTTGTTAGCCAGATCGTTGAGTGACATCCAGTCATCGAGCGCGGTTAGATAAGCCGTTTGTGTCGGAGTCAGCGGTTTAGACTTGTTTAGCATCAACCGGCCAAACTTTTCCACCGACTTCAGGAACTCATCTCGGTGTGAGATGAGAACCCCTGATTGCTTGGCAATAGAGAGAATTTGACTCATTTGATCTCCGTCAGTTCTTTCTTGCGTTGTTCTTTGGCTGCGTCCAACTGATTGATAGCTTGCGGATCATTCTTGAACTCTTTGTAGCTTGTAGTCCATGCCGCTTTTAATTCGTCTACTGTTTTGGCCTCTGAGAGCGTTTTTATGTGGTCGTCTACGGAAGGCTTATCTTCATCTGGCAGATCCTCTCCAGCGTAGATATAAAGCCCGATACCGTGGAGACTGATAGCTTTGGCTAGACACCGTTGCATAGCAGTGTTGACCTGGAAAGCATCTGGGTTAGAGATCGCTTTGTTACGGTGATCCATGACAGGCAATTGTGCAGTGCGAGAAACACCGAACGCTTTGACCTCGCAGAACACCATAACCGTGTCATTCCAGGTCTGGTGAGGTTTGTACTCCCAGGTTGCGTTTGGATCGTGTTGCAGCAATGTATCTACAGCCCAGGCCCAGGAGAGATACGAGAGGCCGTTTTTCTTTTCGATCTTCTCGTTTACGTTGATCTTTCTAAGTTCGTTGAATTTCATGTTTGGCTCCGTTACTTTATGAACAGGAAGAGCAGTGTTCCGTAGCAAATCCCCAATAGCGCGCATAGTGCCCAATCACTCCTCGTTATCTTGTACTTGGTCAAGTTCGTATTCCTGTTGTTCCAACTGTTGTTGGTAGTCATCTTGTTCCCTCTCTTTGTCGTATCTGTAAAGTTCTCTGTCTAGCCACCAGTCGTAGTCAACGCTCATACAGCCTCCAGGTATTTGTTAAGTTCGTCTCTAAGTTGCGTTACTTGTTCTTTGTTGAGATGTATAGATGCGTGAGCTTTCAAATGCCAGATAGAAATCCAAATGTCTTGCTCGTAGTCACTGATACATAACTTTTCGTAATCTGTTGTTGCGATCTGTACGTCCATGTTGGCTCCTTGTTGTGATGGAGTAATCTTAGGCTTATCAACTACTAAAGACTGTCATCGTGACGACAATCTCTGCCGCTGATACCAAAAAAAAACGCCGTTCGTCGGTAAGTCCTACTCAGCGATCCTTAGCTGCGCTGAGAGAGCGAGGTTACTTATGTCAGATCGTCGAGCACTGGAACCCGTGGGCCAGGATCAGGCAGGACTTGTTTGGGATAGGCGACATACTTTGTCTTAAAGACGATGAGACGCTTTTAGTTCAGACGACCTCAAGAGGTAACGTGTCAGCCAGGGTAAAGAAGATTGCAGAGTGTGAGCACTTACCGGCTATCTTGCGAGCAGGCTGGAAGATAGAGGTTCACGGGTGGGGCAAGTTAAAAGAGGGCTGGACTTGCAAGGTTGTGGAGATCTGATAAGATTAGTTTGTCTGTGTGGAAGCAGATGTAAGCCGTTAGGAATGTGCCCTGCCCCTGTTTCCTTAAGGGGGCTTCCACCAGGGTACATCCTTAACGGCTTTTTCTTTTTCTACCAGACCGTACTCCGAGCGTTATTAAGAACCTGCATGGGTTGCGCGGAAGTAAACACCGGCTGGCGATACACCCCGTTTCATGCCGATCCAGACTGTCAGTGAGGTACTGGACTAAGCCTCTTGTACATGGGTGGGACAAGCAAGAGGTGGAGAGAATCGCTGGCTTAGGCTGTACTAGGCAGGGAACATCCAGAAGCGACCCCTGCTGGGTAAGGTGAGTGCTACCACCCTTGGGGAAGTTATGTCCAGAAAGAAAGAATATGTAGAGATTGTCAACAGAACGACAGTCAACAATAAAAATAAGGTTTACATTGAGATTTCCTAACAACAGGAGAAAACAATGTTCGAGGAGTTTTGGAGCAAATACCCAAGAAAGGTCGCCAAACGTGCTGCACAAAAAGCATGGGCCAAACTATCGCCACAAGAGCAAAAGTCTGCTGTAGAGGCTTTAGTGACGCACAACAAGTATTACCAAGTGAAAGGTACTGGGCAGGAGTTTATCCCGCATCCTGCTACGTGGTTGAACCAGGGAAGATGGGAGGACGAACTAGAGATCGCACCTGCACAAGAGAAGGTTGTTGTGTGGTGGGCGACAGAGAAAGGTACTGCTGAGATGGCAGCGAAAGTAGATTGTCCTGCTAGACCAGGAGAGGATTGGAACTCTTGGAAGGCAAGGATCTCTGAAAAGTTGAGGGCAGCATGAAAAAACTTTTATTTGGTGTTTTGCTTGCCATGTCTTTTTCTGTATCAGCACAGACCTGGTCTGCAAGCAATGAGGGAGGCGGTGAGATCGTACTTACCTTGCGTCAGGACAAATGCAAGCGATATGGATCACACCTGGTTGATGGCTACAGCTATGTGTCCAATGGTCAGATGGTTGATTTTTGTTGGGCTGTCGTTGACGACATGATCCGCGTTGTTTACCTGCATAACTCAAGCGTGCGGGTTTACAAGCCTGAACTATTTAGCAGGAAAACAGACAAATGAACAGCATGCTTGGATTTGCATTATCAGCCTGGGTGCTACTGGCCTGGCTCACCCATGTCATCGTATCGATTCAGAGTGCCAAGTGGCTGCTGCTGATTGCAGGCTGCATCATATTCCCGGTGGGCTGCGTGCATGGCACAGGCGTCTGGTTTGGGGTGTTTTGATGCACCGATACTTTGAAGTCAGGATGCTGGTCAAGGACGAGTCCTTGAGGATCAAAGACATCGTTAAGCAAACCGGCTATGACAAAGGCCATGTAAGCCGGCTGCGTAAAGCCTCGCGCATTGATAAGTTGATTGCAGATGCTGTGGCTGCTGAGCGTGAGGCGTGTGCGAAGGTGTGTGAAGACATAGACACCGAATACGAAGGTGAGGATGTGCTGGCAACTTGGTGCGCCGCCGCCATACGAGCAAGGGGACAGTTATGACAGATAAAGAAAAAGCCTACGCACTACTAAGAAAGCTAGCAGACGAAACAACGTATGTGATGGTGCATCCCAACGAGCTAAGGATTCTTCTTGACGATCTTGACCATATGAGGCTTAGGGTAGGGATCGCCAGAGAAGAACTTAGCGATGCTTGGCAGCTTTTTAGAGGGGATATGGCGTGAGAAAAAATAGACCATTTACTGTTCGCTGGTTGAAGCCAGGAGATATGTTTATTTTGATTAGGACTGGCGAAAAATATCAATATGTACAGAAAGACATAAATACGCCAGGGGGCATCAAACACTGGGTTAGGAGGTTGCTAGAAAAAGAACACAGAACCCTGCATCACTCCTGCCATGTAGAACTTATTTAGGGCTAGCCATGAACAGAAAATACGATTTGGCAAAGGTTGGTGAGGTTGGCGTGTGGGGCAAGGAACTTGAGAAAGAGCCGTTGTATTGGGTTTATGCCGACGACATATCGCAAGAACTTGTCGATGAAACGGCGAAACAAGAACATGAGCCAGTGGTAAATATCGTAACAGGGCTGCGACTGAAAGAAACAAGCTAAAGGAGAAGAACAGTTGAAAACCTATCTTGCAGGCGAGGCTGTGTGGAGACGGCCAGCCGATCAATCGCCACCACGAGGTGTCAAGATGCTGCTATTGAACCCTAGCGGTGTGTGCGTAATCGGTGCTTGGGCTGACTGGGCTCTGGCTTGGGCTCCGCTGCCTAAAGTTCAGGGCGAAATCAAGGAATTACTTATAAAGGGAGCAGCATGAGTGGCGATCACAATATGAAGGATTCTTTTGAGTGTCCAAGGTGCGGACATTGCTGCGCTGTTGATGAATGGGAGGTTCAAGACAACGTAAACCATCCTAAGCACTACACGTCTCATCCTTCTGGCGTAGAGTGCATCGAGATCACGGAGCATATGAACTTCAACCTTGGTAATGCTACTAAATACGTTTGGAGGGCAAGCCTAAAAGGCAAAGAGGTCGAAGATCTCAAGAAAGCTATCTGGTACCTGGAAAGAGAGATAGCGAGGATAGGATGAAGGTTCTTATTGCTTGCGAGTATTCGGGTGCTGTAAGAGATGCATTTACAAAAAAAGGTCATAAAGCTTTGTCATGCGATTTACTAGCGACTGATAAACCAGGCGAGCATTATCAAGGCGACGTTTTTGACATCATTAATGATGGTTGGGATTTGATGATTGCTCACCCGCCGTGTACCCATCTTGCTGTAAGCGGGGCAAGATGGTTTAAGGATAAGGTTACAGAGCAAGCAGAAGCTTTAGACTTTGTTCGAAAACTTATGAATGCTGACATTGACCGTATCTGTATAGAAAACCCTGTATCCATTATCAGCAGCAGGATAAGGAAGCCAGATCAAACGATTCAGCCCTGGCAGTTTGGACATGGTGAAACTAAACGGACGTGCTTATGGCTTAAAGGTTTGCCTAAACTGGTTCCTACTAATATTGTTGATGGAAGGTATCAAAGAATATGGAAGCTTCCGCCTAGCCCTGATCGATGGAAAATTCGAAGTGCTACTTTTCAAGGCATCGCTGATGCTATGGCTAATCAATGGGGATGATAATGACTGACGAGCAAAAGAAGATTCTTACTTACTTGAGAAAGCGTAAGACACCGGCAGATCTAAAAGCAGTGAGGCTACAAACAAAGATCGACAAACAAACGGCGGTCAACTGCCTAAATTCTCTGTTAAGAAAAGGATGTATAAAGGCAACTATTCAAATCAATGTGTATGCAAAGGAACGTGTTTGGGAGTGGGTTAAGGACGAATATGAGGCCAAGAAGGTGTCCAGGCCGAAGAAGAAGTTCAAGCCTATCTTAGCCAAACCTAAGCAGGAAGAAGAAGGTGTTGGCGTTAGTTTCTTTAATAATCCGTTCAATTTGAGGGTCGCATGAACTTACACGAAGCAGCAGCCATGAGTGCAGCACAAGACATCATCGAGCAGGCGCAGTCAACAAGTGCGTTAGAACAACGAGCGTTAGCGATCGTCAATCTTTCTGTAGAGCTACACAGGAAAGCCATAGACCTGAGACTGCAAGCAGAAGAGATTCTCAAAGAAATAAGGTATGGGTTAAAATGAAAGTTGGCTCCTTCCCCTCCTTTGCCCGACGCGATGTTGGGCGTTTTTTTGTATGAAAGCGGCGGTCTATACGGCGATCTTTGGTAACTATGACCCGTTGCACTATGCGGTCAGACAAAGCGTTCCTACGGCCTTCTACGCGATCCTGGATAGTGCTAAGAAGCCACAGGGATGGCAGCAAGTCATCACGAGCAGACGCTTTTCAGATCCGCGGATGGATGCCAAGTGGTTCAAGGTGTTTCCAGACAAGCTAGAGTTTGCTGAGGACTACGTGATCTGGATAGACGGGTCGATAAGGATCACAAGCCCTGAGTTTGTGGCTTACATGATCGACCAGGCCGGAGACACAATGGCGGCATTCCAACACCCCTGGAGGACTTGTATCTATCAAGAGGCCGGAGAGTGTTGGGATATGGTCAAGTATCAAGACCAGCCTATCTTGGCTCAGGTCGAGCACTATCGGGATCAAGGGTGGCCGCAGGATGCAGGTCTTATTGCTGGCGGGGTTTTATGTTGGAAGCGGAGTTACATCAACCCCCAGGCTAATCAAGACTGGTGGATCGAGATGATGAAATGGACGCTACAAGATCAACTGTCGTTTCCGATCATCGCAGACAGAAACGGGTTAGAGGTTAATGTTTGTACAGAAAACCTCATGGATAACAAATACTTTCAGGTGGTAGCTCACCATAGGATGGCGGAGTATGAAAAAAGTTCCGATACTCATTTGTACGGTAGGGAGTCCAAGTCTTGAAATCACGTTGTCGTCAATCAAACTTTACGCCAAAGAAACGCCTATATATCTGTCGAGTCGGGCCGAGACAATGGACGAACGAGTTTACAAGTGGGTACTCAACTCGGCGGGTAACTTTGGTGATGCCTACAACCGGATCATGGACGACGCATTCCAGTACCACGATGCAGTCATCATTGCCAACGACGACATCTGCCTGACTCCAGACTCTTATAGACTCATTCTTGAGGATGCTAATCATCTTGAGAAGGCAGGGCATAAGGTCGGTGTTTTAGGGGCGAGGTCGGACAATATCTTAGAGGCCCAGAACATCCGGTTTGAGGGTGGTGCAAGAAACGGGTTAAAGTGGGCGGAAGAGCAGACGATCAAAGAGACGAGCGTCATTGCGCCGATCTTTGCTTACATCACGAAGGAAGCCTTCCAAGCGGTCAGGTTTCCTCCCATCAACTGGTTTTCAGATAACGTCTTTTGTCATACACTTACGGTATGTGACTTTAAGCATTTTGTTTCAAGGAGTTACGTTCATCACGCAGGCAGTCAAAGTGTGGGTAAGGACGACTCCAAGAACATCAAGGAGGCAGCAGCATGGCTGTGGAAAAACGAACCAGGGATCGCAAGACATTACCGTCTCCCTACAAGCTAAAAGTGCCTCCTGTACCCATCAGGTATGACAGGAAAGTAGGCATCCCTTTACAACCCAAGGAAAAGAAATGAAAGGCTTGCTTTCCCCTAAAGTCATGATCGTTGTGAAGCAAAGCGATGAGAAGGAGGACGAGAGTTGTCCACTTCCAACGCAAGACGAGGCTTTGAACGAAGAGAACAAGGCAATCGCAAAAGAGAAAGCAATGTATGGACCTGAACGAGAGGGCGATACGCAGTTCTGGCGTGATCTAGGTGCAAAGTGGCGTATCTCTGCAAGCCAAGCCCAAGAGAGGCGTTGCGAGAATTGTGGATATTTCGACATGGAGATGCAGGATTGTCTACCTGAAGGTGTCGGGTACTGCCACGAGTGGAACTTCATGTGTGCGCCTGAGAAATCTTGTATGGAGTGGAAAAGTGAAGAAAACGAAAGCGGAGAAGAAGATCTCCAAGGTGATGACTGAGTACAACAAGGGTAAGTTGCACTCTGGAAGTAAGAAGGGTCCAGCAGTAACGAATCCCAAGCAAGCGATTGCGATTGCGCTTTCTGAAGCTGGCGTGAAGAAGAAGAAATGACTGCAGCCTGGACTCGTAAGGAAGGCAAGAACGCCAAAGGTGGTCTTAACGAAAAGGGCCGGAAGTCTTACGAGCGTGAGAATCCTGGGTCTAATCTGAAGGCTCCTGTCAAAAGCGGCGATAACCCGCGTAGAGCCTCTTTTCTTGCGCGAATGGGTAACATGCCAGGCCCAGAGAGAAAACCCGATGGGAGCCCTACCAGACTTCTCTTAAGCCTAAAGGCGTGGGGTGCAAGTAGTAAGGCTGATGCTAAGGCAAAGGCTAAGGCTATCTCTGCGAGGAACAAGAAGTGAAGCGTAGAAAAGGACTGTTAGACGAGGAGAAGTTTCTTCCTCCGCTGCCTGAGCAACTACCGAGGGGCGTAAGTTCGCTGCCAGGGTACGGTCAGACAAGTCCTATCGCGCAGGGATTACTAGGGTTTACGGGTAGGCAACCCACTTACTCGGTGATGGACCCAGAGGCTCAGAAGATGTCTGAGGCTTACAGACTAGGTGAGCAAGCAAGTGTCGCTAGTCAGCTTTACGGGTCTGTGCTTCCTTTTGCGGTTGCGTCTACTATGGCAAATGCACAACGCGCTGGAAGCCTGCTAAGTCCGCTTACGGTATTTCATGGTTCTCCGCATAAGTTTAGTAAGTTTGATGCGAGCAAGATCGGCACAGGCGAAGGTGCTCAGGTGTACGGGCATGGCATTTACTTGGCTGAAAGTCCAGACGTAGCAAAACAGTACAAAGCGAGCACATCAGCAAGTATGTACGACACAACCGAAGGAGTTATTAGATCTTCTGACTTGGTAGGGGAGCTATTCAAACAATCTGGAAACGTGCCGAAAAATTTAGAGTCTGCGTATCAAGCAAAAGCAAACGAGGTTGTACGCGATTTAATAATGGGTAAGTCATCATCAGAGATTGCGAGTGAAATACGTTTATCTAAGTATGGAAGAACTTATGGTGCATTAGCTGATGCAGTGGATCGTCTTGCGCCTAAAGCCGCTGGTGGGCAAATGTATAAAGCAGATCTGCCAGACGAAGAAATAGCAAAGATGCTAGATTGGGATAAGCCTCTAAGTCAGCAGCCAGAGGCGATACAAAAGATTGCAAAAGAATATGGCTTGACCAAAAACGCAAGCGGGACAGGAGAGGCTAAAGGTTCGTATATTTACCAAAGTTTAGCCACTCGTTTAGCACAGCCTCCGTTTAATGAAAAAAACCCTTTTAGTTCCGGCGCTCCGGCTGCGTCTGAAAGATTAAGAGAACTAGGTATTCCTGGTATTCGTTACTTAGACCAACGTTCTCGTGGGGACGTAAAAGGAACATCTAACTTCGTTGTATTCCCAGGCGAAGAATCTAAAGTGCGTATCATGGAAATAAACGGTAAGCCTGTAGTCATAGACGAAGAAGAGCTTATGAGATCAGGTCTGCTAGGTCGGTAACCGATGACCTCCAACGGAGAATACGGTGAGTCAAGTAGAAAAAGTTTTGATAGAAAAGCTCATTCCTTACGCAAGGAACGCAAGAACACATGACGAAGCACAAGTCTCGCAGATTGCGGCTTCCATAAAAGAGTTTGGGTTTAACAATCCAATCCTCATCTCCGACGATTACTCAATCATTGCCGGCCACGGAAGGCTTGCCGCGGCGAGAAAGCTAGGGTTAGCAGAAGTTCCTGTTATCAGACTGTCTCATTTAAGCGACACTCAACGTAAGGCGTATGTGCTTGCTGATAACAGGCTTGCGCTAAACGCAGGGTGGGATAACGACTTACTTAAGCTAGAGTTGATCGAGCTAAAAGCAGAGGACGTTGACCTCGAGATGCTTGGGTTCTCCGTAGAGGAGCTAGACGGTCTCTTAAATGCGCTCGAGCCAACAGAGGGATTGACCGACGAGGATGCTGTTCCTGAGCCTCCACCGGAGCCTATTACGAAGCCTGGGGACATTTGGATATTAGGCAAGCATAGGCTTATGTGCGGCGATAGTACGAGCGTGGATGCGGTTGAAAGGTTAATTGACGGGGCAGAAATTGATTTTCTTTTTACCAGTCCTCCATATAACGCAGGAGATTCTGAGAAGCTGTCTGGTAATACTCATACAACAGACAATAAATATGCCACTTATCAAGACAATAAAACGCAAGATGATTATTTGACATTTCTTCGGTCTTTTACAAATGCGTGGATGTGGGTTTCAAAATGTTTGGCTATAAACATTCAACAGTTAGCGGGAAATAAGATCGCTTTCTTAGAATATCTGCACTCTTATAAAAACAATTTGATTGACATAGCCATTTGGGACAAAAAACACGGGGCCCCACAAATAGCCAAAAATGTAATGTCTAATAGGTTTGAATATATTATTTTTTTATCGCAATGTGAAAACCCGTCTAGGGCGATACCGACTGCGAATTTTCAAGGTACGGTGCAAAATGTTTATGATGGATCTCCTAACAGAAACAATGAATTTTCAAATGTTCACGCGGCAACCTTTCCGGTTGATTTTCCTGAGTGGGCGATAAATAGTTTTACGAAACCAAAGTCAATTGTCGGCGATTGTTTTGGAGGTACTGGCACGACGCTTATTGCCTGCGAGAAAACAGGTCGGACTTGTCGAATGATGGAACTAGACCCAAAATACTGCGATGTCATCGTCAAGCGATGGGAAGAATTCACTGGTAAGAAGGCAGAATTAGTTAGTGATCACTAACTTTCGGAGTTAAAAATATGCAGGGCGTGTTGCATGAACCAACGGATGAGAACAGAAAGCTAGTCAGAGGGCTGGCCGCGGTTGGCGTTCGTCACGAGGATATTGCCGCAAAGGTAGACCTAAGCGCGGATACGCTTGTCAAGTATTACAAGAGGGAGCTTGATGACGGTCGCGTGGATGCTAATGCCGCGGTAGCGAAAAGCCTCTATCAACAAGCCATGTCAGGAAATACCACGGCGATGATCTTTTGGCTAAAGACAAGGGCTAAATGGCATGAGAGCGTTAAGCACGAGATAACAGGTGAGAATGGCCAACCAGTTGCAATGCAGATCTCATGGGCGCAACCAGAATAATTATTCCTTATGCGCCAAGGCCTCAGCAGCTAAGGATTCATGACGCGTTAGGAGAGAAGCGTTTTGCTGTTGTAGTGGCTCACAGAAGATTAGGAAAGTCGGTCTCCGCGGTTAATCACCTTATACGCGAGGCGATACAAAATAACCGCGAGGCTCCGAGATATGCTTACATCGGGCCTACTTATTCCCAGACCAAGCGAGTTATCTGGGATTACCTCCTCAAGTTTACCCAACCACTTAACGCCACTGCCAATATTGCGGAGCTACGGGTTGATTTCTGGGGCAGAAGGATTCAGCTTGCAGGATCTGATAACCCAGACTCTCTTAGAGGACAGTATTTCGATGGCGTTGTATTCGACGAATTTGGCGATCAAGACCCGCGTATCTGGTCGGAGGTGGTTCGTCCCGCCTTGTCCGATAGGATGGGATGGGCCTTATTCCTTGGGACCCCAAAGGGAAACAACCACTTCAAGACCCTGAGAGACCATGCGTCAGAGCATAACGATTGGGCACTGCTTGAGTTCCGAGCATCAGAGACAGGTCTTATCCCTCAGACTGAACTTGACGCAGCCAAGTCTGAAATGGGAGACGACAAGTATCTACAGGAGTTTGAGTGTTCCTTTGACTCAGCCATCGAGGGAAGTTACTACGGACAACTTCTCAATGAGCTACCGTCTGAGCGATTCCACGACATCCCTGTAGATGGGTTAGCCAAAACTTACGCAGCCTGGGACTTAGGGATAGGCGACTCCACTGCGATCTGGGTTTGTCAGAGAGTTGGCCTAGAGACACGGCTCATTGACTTTGTGGAGAACCACGGTCAAGGACTTGACTGGTATGTGAACTGGCTGAGAACAAATCATTACGAATTAGCCGAGCAGTTATTGCCTCACGATGTGCAAGTCAGAGAGCTAGGCTCAGGAAGATCAAGGCTAGAACTCCTGCAAGAAGCAGGGCTAAACATCACGATTGTGCCGAGAATGGGTGTTGACGATGGGATACAAGCCGTGAGAAGGCTGATTCCCTATTGTTGGTTTGACTCCAAGACTAAGCGCGGAGTGGACGCACTAAGGAATTATCGGCGACAATACGACGATAAGCGTCAAGTCTATTGGGATAAGCCTTTACATGATTGGGCATCTCATGCTTCTGACGCATTTCGGTATCTTGCGGTTGGCATGTCAGAAACAACGAGTTGGTCTAAGCCGCTGAAACCTAACGTATCTTGGGTGGTCTAAATGGATGACGGACGATTAAAGG